TGGTTTTTCGTTTCAGTGTTAATAGTAACGCCTGGAAGGTTGAAGTTTTTAACCAACATACCTGATTCAATTTTTGCTTCAGCACTGTTGAATCCGTAAAATGGATTTGGTGTTCTAATAGCCGCTGGGTTTATATCAAGATACACATGATATAAAAATTCTACCTTTGGAGATAACCTATGAAAGTTATCTGTAAACAGTCGCGCCGCGTGTTGATAATCACGCATGTCACCTTGACTGCCAAAAATACCGTTTGCTACTGAACCTAAAAATTTTGTTAACTTTGCCATACTATTATTTATCGACAAAAAAAGGCCGAAGATTTTAACGTCTCCGGCCTCACATGATGACTATTTTAGTACTGCCTTAGCCTGTTGCTAAAGTTCTAATGGTTCTACCAATCGCTGTACCAATACCTTCTGGCTGACCAGCACCGTTAGTCTGGATAGCGTTATCGTATTGTAATGACATAGTAATGTCTACAGGATTTGAATCACCGTAACTTAATTGGTTGTAGTTGATGTCTTGTACAAAACAACCTACTAGTTCAAATGTTTCTAGTACTTGTGGACTGTTTGCACCGTTACCACCATCAAGGATTTCAATTCTTGTTTTGAATTTGTAATCAATACCTGATGCCGCACTTGATTGTTCGAAGAAGTCGAACTGTTTCTGTAACTGTTGACCAGCACTCTTACTCACAGCATTGTTTACATCATCACGAATAGTAAGTGTAATTGGTTGCCATGTGTGTTTACCTGCATAGTAAACTTTTGAGTTGTAAACGTCAATTGCAATTGACTCAAAGTTTACATTTGGTCTTGTTACATCAATAATCTGTTTTGTTAGTTCGATATTAGGAGCACCTGCACCAAAATTTTCCAGTGTCACTCTAAAGCGATACTTGAGTTTTGGCATCAACAAACCTTGTGAACTTGCTGACTGGTCACTCGCTAACGGAACTGTAAATTTACTTAAACTTGAAATAGCCATCTAATTTGCTCCTTGTGTAATATTATTTATCCCCATTATAGATTGCCCAATGTTGCTATCTCGCCTGTGTTCTTTAAGCGTAATGGAATGTAAATAAATTCCACACTTTTCACTGGCTCAATTGCTACGTCAACGTATAATTCGTTGCGGTCAATTCTTGATGGAGTATTGTTTGTTTCGTCGCAAACAACTAAGAAGTCATAAACTCCTCTTTGGCCTACTAGTTCTAGTAATAGGCTTTCCATTGCTTGTTTGATCTCATCACGTGTAATCTTATCGTTTGGTTCAAACATAAATGGCTTAGCAAGTAACGAAAACTGTCTTCTTAGATAAGCAACCAAACGTGCTACGTTGATTCTATCTAATGAACTTGCATTTCTTGCTCTTGTATACTGACCAAAGTTAACTAGTCCACTACCTGTAATAAATGTTAGTGGGTTAATTTTAACTCCTGCCATTGTTTCACGTACACCGTCATTTAGTGCTACTGCATTAAACTCGCCTTCGCCGTCGATGTAACCAACTGCTGAAGCGTTAGTAATACCACCACGTCTTGTTCCTGCTGGAGCAAACCATGGATAACTGACTGCATCACTTACTGCAATAGTACGTAGCATCATGTGACTCGGTGGAACAACAATATTGTTTCCGTTAATGTCAGTTGTAATACCTGATGGATAAAATGCCGCCATGTATTCATCGTAACTTACTAATCCGTCTTCACCGTCGCCTGCCGCGCCTGCTGTGTTGTTACCATAGTTTTGTAACTCAGTTGCAGTAGGTTGTAGTCTAAACGGTGTATCAGCAATAACAAATCCTGTTACGCCTCGGTCAACGTTTAGGTTGATCAAATCAGTTGTAAGTTCTGGATAACCTGGAGCACTTAGCAGTGTAAAGTTACGTGTTTCTTCATCACGCAACAGTTCATTTGCATTAACACTTGCTTTCAATGCCGCAACTACTGTTGCACGTTGAGCATGTCTACCAAACTGTCCTGAACCATCTGCACTAGTTGTGTTCCAACCAATCCAACGATTAGTTTTGTATGAAGTCATTGCTTCATCTAAGTAACGTGTATTCTTGCCACTGTTTGCTGTAATATCAATATGCCCAGTTACAAATTTCTTAACATTGAATCCTGAACGTCTTGTGTTCCATAACAACATACCTCTTGGATAAAGTGTAGGATCTGGAGCATCTGGATCAACGTAGTTTACACTTAGTAAATCGTCAATGTCTGCCGCAGTGTCGCCTGTTGCACCTGAAGAACCATAACGTGCATCTGCAAAAATAATACCATCTTCTGTAGTTTGATCAGTAACGTCAATTGCTACCCACTCAAGTGCAGTATTATCCCAACGATAAATGTTTTGTCCATATTGTTCAACATCTGAAGTATCAATCCAAATATCACCTTCTACTAGATCAGTGTTATCGCTTTGTCCGCCTGTCTTACTAGGTTCAGTTGCACTAACAATTGGTCCCATTGGATCTGTATTACCACCGTATGGTGTATAATTTAAGTAACCTACCCACTTAGTTCCATCGTTAACCATAATATCAACTTCGTCAACTGTGGTATTGTACCATAGTGTACCGTTTGCAGGTGTTGCTGTTGGAGCATCGTCACTTGCTTGATATACTAATGGCTTCCAGTTAGAAATAACGTTTGTATGATCGTCATCTGTTCCTGCTTGATAGAAATTAGTAGTACCTGATTCTACGCCAGTACTTGAATTTCTTGACCATGCATCAAATCCAGCACTTGCAAAAATAGAACTTGTATCTGTGATTTTAATTTCACCGCCCAGTTTGTGTGTAAGTGTCAAGTAACCATTTGATACACTTGCTGTAATATTAGTAAATCCTGCATTACTAATTGCAGTTGCTAACCCTTCTACAGTAGCAGTGCTTACTGTAATACTTTGTGCTGTATTAAAGTCTGCTGTATTAGCAAGTGTTTCTGCCATTGTAAATGTACCTGTTGTTACAGTTGGATTTGCACCTTGTTCTTGTCCTGTTACACTAGTTGGTGAACTTGTAACTCGTCTGTAAAGTTTAAAGTTAACTAACTCTTCAACACCTGTAGTTGAATCTTGTGCTGTTGCTCTACCTGTGTAGTTTGCTAGTGCAAAAACTGTTCCTGCCGCAATGTTAGTTCCGCCTGCAGAATCAATTTCATAAACTGCTTCTTGTCTTGTTCTATATACCGGAGTGCTTACACTGCTCCATGCACCTAGTGTGTCATTCCATGCTTTTACAGTTAAGTTAGTACCCAAGTTAGGAGTGCTAATTTTAAACCATACACTACCTGTAGGTCTGTTACCACTATGTGAAGTTCCTGCTACTGTAATTGTATCAATTGACTTCCATGTTGGAACACTAGAGTGTTTTGAAATTTGTACTTCAGGTCCTGCATAATAAGTTTCAACAATACCTAAATCGTCACAAATACTGTCACCAGTTGCATCAGCAATAATAATTGCTCCGTCATCTGTTGTGTTATCTGTGCTTGAAGTACCGTCTGTGTAAATTTCTAAAATGCCACCTGCTGTTACTTTAGCCGCAACACCTGTAATAGCCGCCGCGTTAATACCAGTTGCTAAATCTGAAACAGTTGTTCCGCTCAGTGTTACTGGCGTTCCGTTAATGTTTACAGCATGTCCGCTTGAAAGTTGTGGACTTGCAATAGTTGCTTGGATAGTTGGCCAACTTGATGCCCAAGTATCTGAAGTAAAAGAACTTCCACTTGCACTTGCAACGTTTGCACTAGTTGTTGTACCTACTTTAACCCAAACGTTGTCGGAGTTTTTATAATAAAGATCGTTTGAAGTTCTTGCAGTAACAATAGCATAGTCGCCTTTTGCACCTACGCTTGTTTTTGGATCACCTGAACTTACGTTTCCAACAAGGTCTGTAGCGGAGTTAAGAACTAGTGGTGCCTTGTTAGCAAATTTCTGTGTAGATTTATCCCATTCAAAAATACCATATAATGAATCGTTAGTGTCTAACCAATATGTTCCGTCTGCTGGATTGCCTGATGGTGCACTAGATGAACCTGTTAGTTCTCCTAGGTCTGAATCTGCACGAACAACATATGCTCTGTTAGCAACACCTAAGAATGAATAAGCACTTTGTAAGCCATATTCATTAAGTTCATTACCGTGTAATGGGTTATTGCTTGAATCTGTGTAGAACGTTGGGTTACCGAACGTTTCTGTTAATTCTCTTTGTGATGTAATCAAGTACGGTGTTCCTGCATTAGCAGTTAATGTTCCTGCCGCGGTACCTGTACCTGCTCCGTTTGGTTTATTAGCCGCTGTTGCTACAATTAATAGTGGAACTGTAGATGCTGTGGCTGGCGTGTAAAAACTTTCGTCAATTACGCTGACTTCAACTCCTGGTGATGATAGTGCCATCTCTTTAACTCCTTTAAATTAAGTTCTTAAACATATTTAGCAACAATATCAGAAAATGCGGTGTAATATACAGCGAAAAAGGGGTCGAAAAGGGCGGTAAATACAATTATGACTAGACCTTTATGTAAAAGTTGTAAACGTAGACCGTGTGCAGTTAACTATAAGAAAGGCCGCAAGACTTATTATAGAAGCAAGTGCGAGCAATGTG